ACAAGGTAGAAAAAGAGATGAAGAAGGTAATGAAGAAGACTTTACAGCAATTGAAGATAGTGAAGATACATTGGAAAAAGAAATGTGGGATTTACGTTTAGGACCTGCAATTTGGGATAGAATTAGATCTAAATTCCCTGAAGATGTATTGACAGATGAAGATAAAGGAATTATTCAATTAATGGTATTCCAACATATATTCAAAAAACCAGCAAAGGAATTCTTAGTATTCATGAAAGAAATAGTTTCTAATTCTGAGAATGGAAATCGTTTAATGGAAACATTGGTTCGTGCAATTGAAGAGGACATCAACAATTACGATTACGAACAAACGATGGCGGAATTTGACGAGGACTTAACAGGTATAAGTGATGAAACTGATAACGATGAATTAAAGGGTTTTTTAAATAATTTAGGTGTTGATTTACCAAGTGGTGGTAATGATGAAGAAGATGATGATGACAGTCTATTTGACGAGTTAGGGTTAGACAGACCTACGAAATAATACAAAGGTGGTTTACAATAACCACCTTTTTTTGTATTTATACATATATGAATACCAGAACGGAACAATTAATTGAGTATGCAAAGATTATAAAAGATACTCCGTATGCACTTAGAACGTATTTACAAACATTCGATAATACACAGAAGAAGTATGTCCCAATGGACCTGTTTGAAGATCAAATTCAACTAATAAAGGACTACGAAGATTACAACGAAAACATTACAAGAAAATATAGACAGGCGGGTGTAACAACAGTAACGGCCGCATGGTTATCAAAAAAATTACAATTAGCAAAACCCGATAATCCTGAGAGAGTTCTACTTATTGCAAACAAACGTGATACTGCGGTGGAGATGGCTAATAAGGTTAGACACTTCTTGGAACAATGGCCTGAATGGTTAAATGTTGGGTTCTCACCTGATAAAAACTCAGAGAGTAGATTTAGATTAAATAATGGTTGTGAGGTTAAGGCGGTTGCAACTTCAGCGGATGCCCTTCGTGGTTATACACCTACCATACTTGTATTTGATGAGGCAGCATATATTGAAGCAGGTGATGATTTTTGGGCAGCATCTATGGCGTCCCTATCAACGGGTGGTAAGATTATTCTTATCTCCACTCCAAATGGTTATGACCCTATCTATTACGGTGTTTACGACCAAGCATTACGTGGAATCAATGATTTCCATATAACAGATTTAAGGTGGTTTAAAGACCCTCGTTACACCAAAGATTTACATTGGGTTAAATGTCAGGACATCTGTCATTACATGTTGAATAGAGAACAATATAATGACGATGAAGTTGTTTTACATGATTTTGATATGAAAGAATATAACAAACTTTTAGAGGATGGTTATAAACCATTTTCTTCGTGGTTTGAGTCAATGTCTAAGAAATTTAAATACGATAGACGTAAAATTGCTCAGGAGTTGGAATGTGATTTCTTAGGTTCGGGAGATGGTGTTATCCCTGGTGATATTCAAGAGAATATTGCTAAAAACATGATTAGAGAACCTATTGAAAAATACATGCAGGCTACGTTTTGGCAATGGAAAGAACCAATAATTGGTCATCGTTATATTATGGGTGTGGATGTTAGTAGAGGAGATAGTGAGGATTTTTCGGCTATATCAATTATAGATTTTGATGATAGGGAACAGGTTGCAGAATATATTGGTAAAATACCTCCCGATGACTTAGCGGCAGTTGCATACAAATGGGCTATCCTATATGGTAATGCGTTTATTGTAACGGATATTACAGGTGGAATGGGAGTTGCAACATCAAGAAAATTAACTGAGTTAAATTACAAAAACGTATACGTTGAGGGTGTTAATACTCAAAACATTTGGGACTATAACGCTAAGGCGATGGAGAAAATACCAGGTCTTAACTTTAACAACAAAAGAACTCAAATTGTTGCAGCATTTGAGGAACAACTTAGAAAAGGATTTATTGTTAGATCTGCAAGATTATTAAACGAACTTAACACGTTTGTTTATATGAACGGTAGACCTGATCATATGAAAGGAACACATGATGATGCTATTATGGGTATGTCAATGGCTTTATATGCTGCGGATGTATCATTTAATTTATTACAAAAGAACGAAAATGCGAACAAAGCAATGTTAGATTCTTGGACTATGAGTGAAAGATCATATGAGACAAGTAAATCATTCTATTCATATGGTACCGCATTTGATCAAATAGGTTCAATGGGAACGGATAATAATAATTTATATTATCGAGATAATAATATGAATGTCAGTAAACAAACATATCAAGAGAATTCTTGGTTATTTGGTAAACGTAGATAATGTTTAGTTTATCATTATTTTAGTTTATATTATAAAGAAAAGTATTTATATAGAATGGCAAATCAAAATTTAACTGTATTTCAGAAATTAACAAAGATGTTTGGGTACCCAGGGAAACCTCAGGTAACACAGGCACCTTCATTTAATTTCAGTAAAGATGAATTATTAAAAACAGATAACAAAGAAGATTATGATAAGGCAATGTTACAGGCTCAACAGAGTCAATACATCGCTGATAAATGGACTAAATTAGACCAATCTCTCTATAACCAATCGGTTTATTATGAACCAAATAGATTAGCAGCTTATTACGATTATGAGGCGATGGAGTTTACTCCTGAAATATCTGCAGCGTTAGACATATATGCGGAAGAATCCACTACAATGTCTGAAAAGGGTCAAATTTTAACGATCTATTCTGAATCAGATAGAATTAAAGAAATATTAGAAGATTTATTTAATAACAGATTAGACGTTAATACTAACTTACAAATGTGGACTAGAGGTGTTTGTAAGTATGGTGACAACTTTGTTTATTTAAAGTTAGATCCCGAAAAAGGTATCATCGGATGTCAACAATTACCAAATATTGAAATTGAAAGAATTGAAGGTGCCGCGGGTAAGACCACAACACAAAATAGAGATTTAAAAGTTCCATCAAGAGAATTACGTTTTCAATGGAAGAACAAAGATTTGGAATTTCAAGCATGGGAAATTGCTCACTTTAGATTATTAGGTGATGATAGAAAGTTACCTTACGGTACTTCTATGTTAGATAAAATTAGACGTATTTGGAAACAACTTTTACTTGCTGAAGATGCTATGTTAATCTACAGAACATCGAGAGCACCTGAAAGACGTGTATTCAAAGTATTCGTTGGTAATATGGATGATAAGGATATTGAATCTTACGTACAACGTGTTGCAAACAAATTTAAAAGAGATCAGATTTCAGATCCACGTAACGGTCAAGTCGATATGAGATATAATCAAATGGCTGTTGATCAGGATTATTTTATTCCTGTTCGTGATCCATCACAATCTAATCCAATTGAAACATTACCAGGAGCACAAAACTTAGGAGAGATTGCTGATATTGAATACATTCAAAAGAAGATGTTAGCCGCATTACGTATACCTAAAGCGTTCTTAGGATTTGAAGAAGTTGTCGGTGAAGGTAAGAGTTTAGCTTTAATGGATATTCGTTTTGCTAGAACTATTAATAGAATTCAAAAATCTGTTATTCAAGAATTAAATAAAATTGCATTAATTCAATTATACCTTTTAGGTATGGAGGATGAATTAAATAATTTCTCATTATCATTAACTAACCCATCAGCACAATCTGATTTATTACGTATTGAACAATGGAAAGAAAAAGTAACACTTTATAAAGACGCAACATCGGATCAATCTCAAGTGGGTATCTTACCAGTATCACATACATGGGCTAAGAAAAATATCCTTGGATTTAGTGATAGTGAAGTTATGTTAGACTTACAACAACAACGTTTAGAACGTGCATTAGGATTTGAATTAACGAATACTCAGAATGTTATTAAACGTTCAGGTGTATTTGATGAGGTAGATGCTAAGTATGGTATTCCTGAAGAGGATAGAGAAAAGGCAATGGAAGCCGCAGGAGCAGAAGCGGGTGGAGGAATGGATATGGGAGGTGGAGGAATGGATATGGGAGGTGGAGCACCACCGCCACCAGCGGGTGGAGGAGAGGAACCTTTGAGTGAATCTACATTAGCTAAAAAATCAAAAAAATCTAAAATACTTGGTATGTTAGGTGAAGAAAAAGAAGATTTTAATATTCTGTTTGATATGGAAAAAGCTCAACAGAATATTTATGAAATAGAGACAAAAATAAATGATATCTTAAACGATTAAACATGAACAAATTCGGGGTCATTAAAACCAAATTATTAAACAAGTTAACTGAATCTTACACCAATGAAAATAAAGGTGAGATTAAAAATATTTTAACAACAATTAAAGAAAATAAAAATTTTAAAGAAATGTATTTGTTTTATGAAGAAATTGAAAACAAATATATTGACGATAAAGAAACCGCAAAGTTATACGTCGAGGGAGTTATTAGTATCTTAAAACAACAAATGGATGATTTAACTACATTTTGTACATCATTAAATAAAATGATAAACGTAGAGGCAATTAATGAAAATGAAATATACAATTCATTAGATATCTTAATTGAAAAAGATAGTCTATCAAATATTGAAAAGAAGGTTAATGCAAAAAAGAATTTAGTAAATCATTTAACAACCAAAAAAGAAATTAAAGAATCTAAAGATTCAACCTTGATACCAAATGAAAATTTATTAAATGCGGTGTTAACAAACAATTTTAACGCTCTTTATTCTAATACATTATCAGAATCACAAAAAGAAGAATTAAAAAATATCTTATCTATTCCTTATGATGAGATCATCACCAAAACAACTGAATTAAAAGAATCAATTGTAAGTCAAGTATCAACACTTTTAAGTGAATCAAATGAAACGGATTTAATAAATAAATTAAATGCTGTTAAAGATGAAGTAAATCAAATGTTTCCGTCGAGATACAATTACTACAGATTAAACGAATTAAAAAATGGACTTAACTAAGTCCATTTCTTTTTTGTTGTAAATAAACTGCTTTTAATTTTTCAGTTCTTTTTTTAACGGAAGGTTTTACGAACTGTTGTCTTTCCCTCAATTTTTGAACTTGCTTTGTTTTTTGAACTTTTTGTTTATAAGTTCTTAACGCTGTCTCAATACTTTTTTCTTTAGATAAGTCTATAATAATCATATATAATAAATATACAACAAATATATGAAATTATTTTTGGTTATTCCAAGTATTTTAGTTATTTTTTAAAAACACCATAAGAAATAATAATATGAAATATTAATGAAAACAGGTAAGTATATCCCATTAGGGATTTACAATGATGTAAAGATCGGTTATGGTACCGTAGATTTTAAGAATCTTAAAACCATTTATTTGAAATTAAACTCATGGGTACAAGCCGAAAATGAGACTGATGATTTTGATCATATGATTCATAAATCAAGACGAAAGGTTAAAGAAATAATTTATAATCTTAAGAACCCTTATTTTAAACAACAATCTATTGTTGATTTAGATATTAGAACAAAGGGAATTAAATTAGAAAAAAGATCTTTTATGAACTTAGAAATCACATTATATGTTGATAAACAGTTCGACGTTAAATCAAAAGAAATTAAAAATAACGTAAAAGATATTCTATCTATGGTAATAGAAGATGGACTTTCTGACAAAAATCTATTCAATTTCTACAAATCCAAAAAATAATAGGGATATCGATGTATTTATAGTAATAAAATCTATAAATGAAGATATTAGGACCCAAAGAACTTGGAACAGGAATTTTAATAGAATACGACGCAGGACACGTATCTCCAGAAGAGAATAAAAAAATTATACAGGAAATGAAGGGTGTGGACTTCTCTGAAGATCTAATCCTTTATGCTGTTTTACAAAAATTCGATACTCCAAATAAGAACGGAAGGATATATCCTGAAATGTTACTTAAGAGAGAAAACGAAAAATATCAATCACTAATTAAAAAGGGTGGAGCATTAAATGAATTAAATCACCCTTCATCTTCACTAATCGATTTAGATCGAGTATCACATTCAATTTTAGAAACTTGGTGGGACGGTAGAATCCTTATGGGTAAAATCAAGTTATTCACTTCTCCTGGATGGAAGAAGATGGGTATCGTTTCAACCAAAGGAGATCAAGCTGCGATGTTATTAATGAACGGGGCAACTTTAGGTATCTCTTCACGTGGTGTAGGATCACTTAAACAAGTTAAAGGAGAAAACATCGTACAAGATGATTTCGAATTAGTTTGTTTTGATTTAGTATCATCACCATCAACTCCCGGTGCTTATATTTTTAAAGACCCATCAGAAAGAGACCAATATCAAGAAGCGGAAATTAAGAAACCAACACTTGACAGTAGAATGTCTAAACTTATGGGCAATTTAGATACATTTCTATCTAAATAATAAACTTTTTAGGGGCAGGAACATTAAAAAACACGATTTTTTAATAAATCGTAGTATTTATAAGGTAATAAAAACAATTAATTTTCACAATGAGCGAAAAATCAATTTTAGAACAAGCGTTACTTCAAGTACAAAATCTTGAAGAGGCCGTAAAGCAAAATGCAAAAGGTATACTTGCTTCAACAATGAAGGAAGAACTTAAAGATTTGCTAAAAGAATCATTGGAAGAAGAGGAAGAAACAACAACTGATGAAGAAGTTGCTAAACCTGAAGAAGAGGCAGAACAAGATGTAACAGCTGACGACGAAGACACAGATGATGAATCTGAAGAAGACGTTGATACAGATGTTGATGCAGATACAGACCTCGATAACTTAGACTCAACAGATGACGTTGATTCGGATGTTGACACTGATGTTGACATGGATGACATGGGTACCGATATGGGTACTGATATGGAATCTATGAGTGACGAAGGTT